CCACCTCGCTACCACCTCCATGGTCATGCCAATTAAACTCGCACTGATTAAGGATGGTGGTGGGCACAACACGCTTGCGTTTGTGCTCCCCATTCTACACCTTACGTGGCTCGCAATGACTTGGAAACTGTATTCCAAGCATAAGAAGGCTAAAACTGGCCGGGAGTTCTTGGGACGCTCGGTCTGTCCTTTGGAGCAAACGAGAGGATGGGTAAACACCTGTGCCATTTGGCGCTCAGTTTACCTCGGGATGGCGGCCAGATCTACACCAGATCTTGGCTATCTTCGGACCGAGTTCTGTACGAACCTACCTTTTTTGGTGGGTAAGCACGGGGCTGCGGGTCACACACACGGCCGTTTGGCTAGTGACCGCACGGCGGCTATGAATGCTGCCGTCGTGTTGGCTAGCCAAACGGGGCTGGACGTACTGTCCATGCAAGGGAGTAAGAGTGATGAAAGACATGGGCGGGAGTACACCCGCTCATATCATTGGGGGAAGGACTTATCGGTGACGGCGTCCAACCCATCGGTGGAAGCTAGGCACATGATAACTTTGATAGATGTAGATTACTATCTTGACATGGCCAAGCTGCTACTTTTGGGCAACCCCATTTTCATCTACACGTTCACCCCGGAGGAAGCCGCCAACCCTGGTGGGCCTGAAACCGGTGAATGTGCTTACACCTTCACGTCTGACAACAAAGTTAGAATGCATGTTCAGGGTGGGGCTGCTTATGAGCACGAGTTGTGGGATTATGGCGCTGATTGCGTCGTTTCCACGAAACGTTTTCTTGGCTTTCCCTATCTAAGACAGTACTATCTAGTGGAGAGAAGAGCAACTTCCGTGACCAACCGGTCGATTGTCATGTTGACGCCTTTAGCCAGATTCACTGGCTTGGCCGCATATCTATCATCTGACATTTCGGCCGTTGAACTTAGCAGGTTCAAACCCGTGTTTGGGGGTTTCACACGCATTAGGTCCTACGGCGCAGGACCGATGGGAGGTGTCAACGTGTCAACCGCAGAGGTCGGAATGTACGCCAGAGCTACGGTTCCGGCGCATGAAGACGACGCGGTGCGCATGATGGCCAAGAACTCAAAACACGGGCTCAGCGCTCCGGCCATTAACTCATACCTGTCAGGACAGGATAAGTTTGCTGCCTTGACTTTGCTGAACTACCACGCAAAGAACACTGCTTCCGCTGCTGATACATTCAGATCTACCCCAACAGTCATGAGTTACACTAGTAACCCATCTAACAATTACACTGGGGATGAAGCCCCTACCATGACCCCATTTATGGGTGCATTGGTGGACGGCGGCTTCGCACCTACCAAATGTAGGGCGAATTCTGAGTGGGCCGTGGAAGGGAGGATCACTTCGATCGCTGTGAAACCGACCGATGTGAAACCGACCCCGCAACTCTTGAGATTCGTCTCTGAGTTTGTGGCGTTGTTAGCCCCCAGCAAGCATATCCTTAAGCCTACCGACCATGATACGGTTAGGGACAAGCAAGCCCGCCCAACCCAGAGAAGCCTTCTGGATAGGGCTGATGGCTATTGTCCCATTCTCGCCGAGTCAGAGGATGAGTTGAGGCCTTTTAACAAGAGCGAAGCTTATGGGAACCTGAAGGAACCACGCATTATCACCCCCTTGCCAACTGGCACTAAGCGTGAATTCTCCAGGTACACCTACGCTGTTTCACAGCACATGCTGGATAACCCTGAGAGGTTTTGGTGGTACGCGTTCAGCAATGATCCGCTTTCCCTTGCCCTCAAGGTGTCCTGTATCTGCGCTGATGCAACGTACATCAACCAGAGTGATCTATCCAGGTTCGATGGACGCATGAGTTACCTGCTACGTATGGTTGAACGGGGCTTTTACATGGCCCTGTTTGAAGTCCAGTATTCGGGCGAATTATTTGACCTGTTGGAGGATCTTAGCCGACGCAAAGCTAAGACCACCGACGGTGTGAAGTACGATACTGGTGATGCTCGCCTATCTGGATCACCAGATACGGCGCTTTCCAACACCATAGCCAATGCCTTCCTGGCATTTATGGCCCTTCGCTCAGTGAACGATCCTGTCACGGGCAAGTTCAACACCCCCGAGGCCGCTTTTCGTAAGCTCGGCTTGTATGGGGGCGACGACAGCATAACGAAGGACCTACCCGCGGACATCCACAAGAGGATGGCCCTGCGCGTTGGCCAAGTGGTGGAGACCGAGATCGTGCAGAGGGGAGAGCCTGGTGTCTCTTTCCTAGCACGCATCTACAGTCCCGATGTGTGGAACGGGAGTCTCGACTCCATGTGCGATATAGCGCGCCAATTAAAGAAGTTTCATCTCACAACCAAGCTGCCGGCTAACGTTACGGCAGAGATGAAACTCGTGGAGAAAGCTTCAGGCCTTTACTTGTCTGACAAGAACACCCCTATCTTGGGGCCTCTCTCCACTAGGGTTGTGAACTTAGCTGGTGTGAAACCTGACGGTCTAGATTACGGTCTCAGAGCCGCAGGGGACCTCCGCCAGTGGAGTACTAACGCTGCCAATGATCGCCAGTATCCCAATGAGAATGTTGGTGACTGGATGGCAGGAGTCCTATTTAAAGGCCTCCCCGATATTGACGTTGGGCGGTTCGAGACCTGGCTAGAGAGTGTTCATACCCTCAGCCAAATTCTCACGCCGCCACCTATCACACCGCAGGTTGAAATAAAACCTGCAAAGAGTGTTGTCGTTGTTGAGATCGAAGGAACTCCAACGACGATTGCGGCGAAACCCAAGGAGCCGCAGGAGCAAACCGTTAGGAAGAAAACCCCGGGCATGAAAAAGAAAAAGAAGCCTGACCTGCGCAAGTCTACACCGAAAGGTGGCGCGCGGGTAAAGGGCAGTGGTCGCAAGACCGCTGCTTAAGGCTGATAGCCTGGGGCGTCGTGGGGGATTTTAACAGGTTGCTTGGAACCTGGCCCGTTTTTAAACCCACGACTACAGTAAAACGCTAGTTAGTCAAACCTCTCATCTGCAACGCAGAGACACAGGCCGCCAACATTTCTGATCAGCTTCTTACGGCTGACTGGGAAGACGACTTAGGAAACGACTTTGACCGGACACTGATTCACGAAGGCCCAGCAGCCGACCTTGAAGCAGCGTTTGCCGAGGCCGAGGAAGATTTTCACGAGGCAGAAAACTACCTCCGTGACCTAGCTGAAGCAGAAAGAGCTTCAGGATTTAGTGGCCAACCCGGACCATTTGACGATTCAATCTCAATGGCCCGTAAACCCAAGCCCGGCGGGACAAGCACTCGAATGCGCGCCCGCCCCCTCCCCAAACCTAACTCCAAGCCCCACAGGCCAACTGCCGCCGTCGCTCCCACCCTTAGAGGCGCTGGAGGCGGTGGCGCCGCAGTCAGCTATGTCGGAGGAGTTCGCAGCACGGTACCTCGTGTGTCTGGATCCAAGTACTCGGGTGATGGTAGCGTTACCGTTACTTACCGGGAGTACTTGTTCGACGTCACAGGGTCACTCACCTTCAACGCCACCCCGGTGCCAATCAACCCAGGTCTTGCCAGTTTTAACTGGCTCCACCGCATCGCATCGGAGTACGACTTTTACCGGTTTGAAGAGTTTAATCTGGTTTATGCCACTGATTCTTCTACTTCTGCTGGTGGGTCTGTGCATATGGCAGTTGATTTTGACGCGCTCGACGAGGGACCAACTTCTAAGCTTGAGATCATGGCTTACTCCCATGCCGTGCGCAATGCCACATGGGCTAACTTCACCTATAGGGCACAGGCTGCCGACCTTAACGCCTTCAGCACTAATCGTTACGTCCGTGCCGGCGCCGTTCCCACAGGCGCGGACACTAAGACGTACGATGCCGGCACGGTTTGGATTGGCACCCAAGGCCAGGATAGCGAAGCCACAATTGGCGAGATATACGTAGAGTACAAGGTACGTTTCTCCGCCCCGCACTTCAATTTGAAGAGTGAGGCGTTAAGCTCAATGATTTCCGAGCACAACGGCTTCGGTGCTATTCCCTCTATTCCAATGGGCAATAGCACCACATTCCCGACCACCGACCTGACCCACAATGGCTTCATTGGGGGCGGTTTGGAAGTGATGTTTGGTGACTCGATCAGCAACCCCACCTACCCCGTGGGCTCATACTTTTGCCCGGTAACCCCAGGATACTACTACGTTTGCGTAGCAGTTAGCGGGGTGTTAGCTGCATCGAGCTTCAGCATCACCTCACCCAGCCCCTACGCCACGATCGTCTCGGACTCTCGTATGGTGAACTCCACCACAGATGCAGTCCTGTGGGTCACGCTTCACGTTAAGCGCGCACCCACGCTTGTGACCTTGCCCGGCTTCTATAAAATTAATGGAGCCGGCTCAAGCATAGCCAATACGCACATAGTCATCACACGTGGTACCCTTTAGGGTGCCTCGCGGATGCTTGTGCGCACGTTGCTTAGAGTAATTTGACCAACAAATCTTTGATAACCCACTTTGGGTGATTAGACGCCCGCACCACCTTCCGGTGGTGCCTATACATAAGGGTTTT